GAAGAATTTTTAGTTTCAATTTCTAATTTATTTAATTCAGGAATATTTCTTGGTACGGTAATGTACCCAGGTATTTCATTTAATAAAAAGTTACAGTCTTTATTAACATTTAGATACATTGCGTAATCATTATACACTTTTGCAGCATCAATTTCATCAGAAAAATAACCTAAAAAATGTCTATTATAATCATTTTGTAATTCAGCTTTCCATAATTGTTTATCTTTTACAAATAAACATCCTTTAAAAGTTCCCGATTTGACTTTACCTTGCTGCATTCCGTTTATTATATTTTTTTTAATTATATGAATTTTTTCTACAATTTGGTTATTTAATTCTTTTATCACCAGCTCTGTATTACAATTCAAATTTACAGTACACTCTTTAAACTCATTATAATTTTTGATATTAAATTTATCTATATATTCTAATGACTTTTTTATAGTATTTATAGCATATGCTAATTCTAAATCATCTCTAAAATAAAACCATTCTTTACGTCCCCTTATTCTAAATGGATGAAGCGAATGATGTATTATTTTTTCAGCAAATACTTTATCAAATGTATTAAATTTTGTATAAAGTTCGAGTGATTTAGTACTACTTGCGACATTTAACTGTTCAACTCTATTATCTGATTTACTCGTAAATCCAATTTTATAATGTCCAACTTTATAACTGTCTTTTATTATATAAATTTCACCAGATTCTCTAAAAAATCCTTCAGTTTCAGGTTTATTTTCTAAATTTTCAATTAATAAATCTTTTTCTTCTAATTTTCTTTGAACACATTCGATAGTTTCTTGTTGTTCTTTAATTTTATTTTCATATTCAGATCGTTCTTCATTCACTATTTTATTAAAAATATTCTCTAATTTTATATAATATTTTCTAATGTCTTTAGCTTTATCTGTTTTTACTAGCATACAAAGTCCTTTAAATGTATTTGTATTCAACATTATTGTCTCATTATCTGGGCCTGTTCTAATTTCATCTCTAGGGATGATATTAATTTTATAATCTTCATCTGCTGTAAAATTATTTAATAGTGTTCTTTTTGCATTTGCTTTTGTCGTAAATCCTACTAATTTATATACATTTTCAAGATTTATTGGATAATCATTTGTTGGATGAAAGTTTAAATAAATATACAAATTTGCAATATACCACTTTTGTTCTTTATATGTAAATTCATTTGCAAGTGTATCTAAAATTTTTGATTTGAAATTAATAGATAAATTAACATCTTTTTCTATAAGAGATTTAAGATCAACATTTTCAGCTTTTATAATTTGATTCATTTGAATAATTATTATACAACTGAAAAATATTTTGTTTTTAAACTCTAAACGCACTAATTTTAATCTGATTCTTGATGATAATCTATTATTTCTCCTGTTTCTTTTGATACAATTACTTTTAATTTGTTTGTATTTTTGTATTTTTTATGAAGTTCTTCTAATTTTTCTTGTTCTTCATCCTTTTCATTAATGAATCTTGAATTGTAATTTTTATTATGGTATTCCCATATTTTTGGATGTCCTACTTGGAAATTATCATGTTCACTCGCTTTATACCAAAACACTTGATCTATCATATTTGTACTATTACCTGATGTTTTTATCACTAAACACTGGTGATCTGCTGTACAAGCATCTAATATATTGCAAAATACGTCAAAAGAGCTAATCATCCCAGCATAATCCTCGTAAATTTTCTTTCGATTTTTAATACTTGGTTCATTAAATATAAATACATAATCAATATTTGAGCGTAAAGCTGGTGGGATACCAAGTGGATATTGCATAGTAAGAATAAAAAAAAGATTAAAATGACGTCCATTAAAGAAAATTTCTTGTACGGTTTTTTCTTTTTTCCAAGCACTTGCATCTGCTAACATATCATCTAATACTATAAAAAATCTATTTGAATCTGTCAATCCATCTTTTGATATACGAACAAGCGCATCACGTGATAACCTTGTAAGTTTATTACTAGTCTGAATACCGTTTATGGTATCTACAGCTAATTTTCTATTTTCTCTTACTTTTTTACCTTGCCTTGTAAGTACTCCTTCTATTAAATCAGAATTATACGATGAATGTATAAAACAATCTGGAATAAAATCTCCAAAAAATGGATTTGCATTTTCTGTTCCTGAAAAAATTAGACCGGATGGAATACTACGATGATACCAAAAAATATCCTTTACAAGCCACGATTTTCCAGATCTTCTTCTGCCTAATAGTAAAATCGTTGCATTCGGTACAATATCTTTTATCTTGAATTTTTTTAATTTAAGATTTTCAATTTGCTCTTTGGGCATTTACTTTATATAATCATTCAAAAAAAAACAACTATCTAAACGCAACATTTTTCAAAAAAGTGTTAGTGTGTTAAATATGAAAAATTAAAATAAATTAGTGTTTATATATTGCCTTATATTGCGTTATAATGAGAAAATGTTCTCCAATGAGACCGTCATCAAATAGATCAAGTAACGAATCTATTTTAGATGAAGAAATAGGAATATTTAAACAAGTATCATTTGATAATAACATAAAAGTGCATTATTATAAAAAATATTTAAATGATGATAAATGGTGGTTTAAAATAAAAACTTTTTTTAAAAACATATTTAAATGAATTTAGATGAATGGATTATAGTTGATACAAATACAAATACAAATACAAATATAAATGAACCAAAAATAGAAGAAATTAGAAGTTGGAGTGAATATTTTGATAAAATATGGAATGTCACTGTAATATTTGGAATTGGTAGTATTATATACTTTTATACAAGTAGAACAAATAGTTCATCTAAATTTTAATAATACTCCGTTCATTATTATTTTTTTATTTTATATTACATTGTAATATGATTTTATCTATTGATATTGGTGTAAGAAATTTGTCAATGTGCATAATGAGTTGTAGTAATAAGACTGATTTAAACACATATAAAATACATTTATGGGACGATTATGACACACTTGATAATGATACACATTTTTGTACAGGATTACAAAAGAGTAGTAAAATATGTGGTAAAAAATGTGGATACAAGAGAGTGGAATTAAACACCATTGTGTATTCGTGCAAAACTCATTTTCCAAAAACTATTGAAATTAAAAAAGAACATATGTTTAAGCCTAAATTAATTAAAGACTATCTATTACAAGATCTTGTTATTATAATATTAAAGAAAATGCAAGAAATATATGATACAAATATATCACTTTTTAATAGTCTAACTAGTATAATTTTAGAACTTCAACCAACTCTTAATCCTAGAATGAAACTCGTATCTCATATACTTTATGGAAAAATAGTAGAGTTATTTATGTACAAAGAGTATCCTCCAACTGTAAGATTCATTCGCGCATCTAATAAATTAAAAGCATATACTGGTCCAGAAATTAAATGCACGTTAAAGGGTAAATATGCACAACGGAAATGGTTATCAATACAATATACAAAGTATTTTCTTGAAACAAAATTTAACCAAGAACAAAAAGAAATTTGGTTACCTAATTTTTTAACATGTGGAAAAATGGATGATCGTGGTGATACAGCGTTGATGGCCATAAATGGGTTATATGGTATCCCAAAAAAACAAATTAGAAATAAAAATGGAAGTGAAATTAAATAATTGCGTTTAAAAATTACAAGTATGACGACCTTTTGTAATCTATATAACAATTAGCTAAATAATGCATTTTTTTAAAAGTCGTTATAATTATAACAAAATATTACCCAATCATTGTATTCGTAATAATTTTTAATTAGATTCCATGTTACTTTAAGTTCAGTTGTAAAGTATTCTTCAAAATTTTGTATATATTTAAAATCTTGAGAATACTTTGTAGAAACATTATCAATATCACCGGAAATCCAATTAGAAAATGGAGTAAATTCGCATACAAAATATGGGAAACATTCTTTTAACTTTAACCAAATATTATAGATATTTTCAAAATTGTTTAATATTGAACAAGTATCGTCAGAATCTGAATCCATTGTTTATTTATTTAATTAATTAATTAAATTCATTTATTATTTTTATTTTATTTTATTATCATATATTATAACCAATGGCAACTGTATTCGAAACAATCCAAAATAACGATTTACTTAAAATAGTTTTAATACTCGGAGCTCTGTATCTTTTTATGAATTTTTATAAAAGAGAAAATCTTGATAACATAGTACCAGTTTCATCCGCTGTAGTTGGAGGTAATTATACTGGATTAGCACCCTCAACTCCAGTTTTATCTGATGAACAAATTGTATCAAGTGACAGCAAACTAGTTGCTAGACCTGTAATCCCAGATATTGGAACACAAGATTTTATTGCGCAAGCTGATAAATTGGCAGCTGGTGGTGAACAATTAAGTACCAAAGATTTATTACCTAAATATGATGCTGCAAATGATTTTGCAAAAGAAAATCCAGTAGGAAAACTTTTACAAGAGACAAACTTTTTACAAAGTGGGTTTCATGCAGGAATAAATACTCATGTTGAGTCAAATAAGATTGCCTATTTAGATTTACGATCAATGCCCCCAATCGCAAAGCAACAAGTAGGACCATTTTTGAACAGTTCATATGAACAAAGCCCTGGGGCTAAACGTAGATTTATGGAAATCCTCTAGGTATTTTCTGAAATCTTCCTATCACTTTTTTTTATTAATTTTTTTTTAATAAGAAAATAACTCATTTAGAAGGTAATATACAACTTAAACTTTTCTTAGAACATACTGCTCTAAATGATTCAAAATAATCAAGAACTTTATCAAAGGCCGGAGTTGGTTTTGTAACAAAAGTTTTTTTTTTTAAACGGAGTTTTTCAATTAAATATTCTGTATTACTCAAAATTTTCTTTAATTTTTTTTTTTCATTATTGTAACATAATAACTCTTGGTCAATTAATTTTTTATTAACTAAATCTTTCATAAGATATAACCAATACATTAATTCAAGGCGAGACCCAATATAATTTTTTATAGGAAGTTTCTTAAGAAAGTCTTTAAATGAATTTCTACAAAACATGCATGGTAAAATGTGTTGTAAACTTGTAAGAAGATGTTTAAATTCTTTTTGAATAACTAGATGTTCTTTATTTCTTTTATTAATTTTTACTGGATATCTTCCCATAATTGATATAAATAAAAATTTCCAGCATGCCGGCCCCCAATGTGAAGTACTCATTCCAGAATTTGAACTATAAATAGTGTAATCAATTCCTCTTGGTAATATCATATATAGTACTCCAATAAATAAATAAATTGAAAAATATTATATAATAGTAATAATAAATATGAACTTCTTT